GTCCTACGCGCTAGCCGAAAAGATCATGGCGCTGGCGAATTCCATCGCGGCTCTGAGGCTCGCCAGCCTGAACCCCTACGCGCTGCTCGCCACGGGCGTGATTGCAGCGGGCGCGATCATCTATAACAACTTCAAGAACACCCAGGAACAACTTCAGGCCCGCTTCGACGAGATGCAGCAGCAGGCCCTCCGCAAGCAGCTCGCCACAGGCAAGACGAGTGTCGAGGAACTGCGCAAGCAGGGAATGACGGATGACCAAATCCGGGAACTCATCATGGGAAAACAAATCTTTCCGAACGAGCAACCCTTTGATTTCGGCGGTCCGAAGTTCACCATTTCGCAGGCGGGAAAGGCCGGCAACGAACCAGACCTCGAAACGCTGAAGCGCGCCGCCGAGATCCGCAAGCGGCAGTTGGAAGTGGAAAGGGAGTCCCGGCAAGCCGCCATCGAGGCGGGGGTCAAAGGTCAAGCGGGCTTCGCTCGCGAAATCGCGGAGATAAACGCGCAGGTCCAGAAGTGGACGACGTTCGTCGATGAGAAAGGCGTCGAGCGCCGGATCGCGTTGACGCGCACGGCTTGGCAGAACGTGCTCGATCAGTTGTCGGCCCGATGGACCACGTTCAAGGAAAAACTCCTCAAGGACAATCGCGAGCATATTGCCGAATACCTCAAAGACGAAGAAGAAGCGGCGAGGAAGCGATTGGGATTCGAGACCGAGTTATTCCAGCGCAGGCTTCAATACAACGAGGAGATCTCGCGGCGGAACCTCGAACATCTCGAAAAGCTGCTGGGTGTGGAAGAGCAGCGCGCGGGCATTGATCGGGACTCGCGCCTCCGTGCTGTCGAGGCGGTAGATGCCCAGACCCTTGAACAGAAGGTCGCCGTCGAACAGCGGAAGGCCGCAATCGAATTGGATTACCTGGGGCGCGTCCACGAAATCAAGATGCGCCTGTTCGATCTCGAAACTTCGCGCATGGTGTTGGAGGAAGAGGCGAACCTCAAGCGCCTTGGGTATCGCGCCGACGAGGTCAAGGCTCGGATTGGAGAACTCAGTCAGCAGCGCGAGGAGATTCGGCAGGCGAACCAGGAGGGTGCCGACGCCGCCATCGACGCGGCGCGCCAGAACGCCGCGAACCGGACGGCGGGGATGATCCGCGACCACAACCGGCAGGTGTTCGACTCCTTCAAGCGGCAGGCCGAAGGCGTCTTCGATGCGCTACTCACAAAGTCGCAATCGATCTGGTCGGCCATCGGAAACTCGTTCAAGACAGCGCTGCTCACCGCCATCAAGGACGTGGTCTCCTCGCGCGTGGCGGCGATGCTAATGCAGTTGTTCACCGGCCAGAAGGTGTCGTTCGCGTCCGGAGGATCGGGTAGCGGCGGAATACTGGGCGGCATCGGCGGGATGCTGGGCGTCGGCGCGATCCCCGTGTTCGGCGCAGGCGGCGGTGGGCCGATTCCCGGCGGCGCGGCTGGTGGATGGGGTACGCCACCGTTTGTTCCTAACGGCGGTGGAGGTGGCGGCTTCAGTGGCGCGACGACTGCAGCAGGGGCAGGCGGGTTGTTTTCCAAGGCGGGTTTGGCTGGCACGCTGACGAACCTCAAATCCTTCCTCGGGATTGGCGGCAGCGTACAGTTGGCTCCGGGCGTGGCCACCACCTGGCAAGCGGCGACCCTCGGCCAGAAGTTCTCTGCCATCGGCAAGTCGAACGCGGCGCTGATGGGAGGCGCACTGTTGGCGCTCGATGGGCTGCGGCGCGGCGGCAAGATTGGCCTCGCTGAAACCACGGCGGGCGGCGCGCTGATCGGGTTCAAGTATGGCGGTCCGCTGGGCGCGGCCATCGGCGCTGGGATCGGGTTCGCTGCCGGTATGGTGCGCCTGTTCGTGAAGGGCGCGCAGGAGAAGGCCCGCGAGAAGATCAAGGCGACCTACGGAGTCGATATCTCCGACCAAGGACTCCTGAAGCAGATCGTCGATATCGCGAAGCAGGGCTTCGGCGGCAACCTCGACGTCGCGATCCGGGCCCAGCAGATCCGTGACCTCGTTGAGTGGTACGCAATGAGCACCGGACAGAAGCCGACCGGCATGCCTGGCACCGCGCGTTCGCTCGATCTGGTGCAGTCCGGCGGCTCGCTCTTCCAATCCGTCGGGTACTCGAACGGGACCGCTCGCCCCGGCTTCGGAGGGCTGCCGACGCTCGACCGGATTGGCGGCGGCGTGCCGTCCGGTGCTGGAAATGTCGTGATCCAGTTGGACGGTCCGGCGACGACCGCTTTGCTACGCGGCGAGGCGGTCAACGCCATCGTCGAGAATCCCCGCGCCGTCCAGGACGCGACGATGAACGCCGCGCGATCCAATTCAGGGCGGCGGCAGATGGCCACGCTCCAGATGAGTCCCGGATTGCTGACGAGTTGACTATGCGGACCGCTCTTTTTTCAGGGCTTCGTGCAAGAGCATCTTTATATAGGTCTGGTACGGAAGCCCCTTCTCGTGCGCGAGATCCTGGGCAGTCTTGATGTCAGGCACCGGAAGCCGCATGGTAACGGTCTTCAATGGCACCGCCCGCCTCGCTTTGCCGGACTTCAGCGCGCATTGCATGATCTCCGTGGCCGCTTCCGGATGGCTGTCCCACCACTGGGCCTCTTCGGCTTCGGTGCGGAACTTTGGAATTGCGATTTGTTTTTTGGGCATGCTCATTTTCCCTCGAAGTACATTCGTTGCTGTTGCTTGGTCATCGCGTAGGCCGTGACCACGCGGATCTTGCCGCGCCGTTCGGTATATAGGATCGTAAGCAGCCGCCCTGATTTGGCGCGCCCAAAACAGAGCATCCGCTTTTCACTCTCATGTGGTTGAACATCGGCTTCCAACGGCTCGATCAGGACCGCCTCTTCGGCTTCTTCCGGGGTGATGCCATGCCTTGCTATGTGCTTCAAGTTGGCGGCGTCCCAATCGAACTCCATGCTTTACATGGTAAATACATGGTAAAGGAAAGTCAAGGTTGATCCGATGCCTGGCTCCATCCAGAACGCCGCGCCGGCGACGGTGCTGCCGCAAAGCCTGTCCCGCGCGTTCGCGCGCTCGCAGGAATATCCGGTCATCGAGAACGAATACCGGAACGGAGAATCGCAGCGCTCAGTCCCAGTGAACAACAGCAGGAAGCGATGGCGGCTGACGAAGCGTCTGCCGCCATCGCCGTTACAGGCGCTCCGCGATTTCTACGAAGCCCGGAGCGGGCCGACCGAACCGTTCTACTTCTACGATCCCTACGAGACCAATCCGAAGTTCTCGTGGGACCCGACCGGCGTGGCCACGACCGGCAGGTACACCGTTCGGTTCGACGGCGAGTGGAGCCAGACCGTTGGCCCCCGACGCTCGGACGTGTCCATCGAACTGATTGAGTTGGCCTGAACCCATAGGAGAAGTCGATGTCGTTTTCCGCATACCTGGATCAGAAGATTCTCGAAAAGACATTCCTCGGCCAGGACTTCCAGGTCACCGAATACTGGTGCAGCCTGCACACTGCCGATCCCGGCAAGGCCGGCCAGAGCGAAGCCTCTGGTAGCCCTTACGCGCGGAAGGCGGTCCCCCAGTTCACCGCGATTGACGACAGCGGAAACGCGAAGCGGACCCGGAACGTAACCGCCCTGTTCTTCCAGGTTCCCGCCGGGACGTACACCCACCTTGGCATGTGGGACGCACAGGGCGCAGGGAACTTTCTGGGCGGCGGCGCACTCTCCTCACCGGCTACGGTCAACGATGGCGACTTCGTGATCGTTCGCGAGAACGACCTTTCGATACTGCAGGACTAAGAGGTAAAAGTGTCCACCATCCGCACCCAATTCGGCCCGGTCACCAATTTCAGCGTCACCCTCAACGGCCTCGCTTCCAGCGCGGCGCGGAGTTCCGCCAAAGTCGACAACCAGAGCAGCCGCTACATCGACGCCATCTGCCAGTTCAAAATCAAACCCGCGTCGGGCAGCCTTGGTGACAGGTATGCCGTCTACTTTTTCGCTTGGGGTGCGGTCGACGATACATCGCCGATCTTCCCGGCTGGCGTAACCGGCGTGGATGAAGCAGTGTCGGTCACGCTCGAAACGCTGTCGATACGCCAGATCGGCTCGATCTATGTCCCCAGCGCTGGCATCCTGATCAGTCCTCCGTTCTCCGTCGCCCCGGCCTTTGGAAACGTCCTTCCGCCCGTGTGGGGCATCCTCGCCGTCAACCGCTGCGGACTGGCGCTCGATGCGACAGAAAACCTCGGTTTCTGGCGCGGTGTGGAGTTCGAGGTCGCCTGATGCGCCATCTGCTACTCAACGCGGAACCGCAAACCTGCTTCCCTGGCGAGCACTATGAAGCGATTCCCGATCTTGCTTCGCCGTTAGCGGGCGGCTTGCATTCGCTGTGGCTGCCAAGCGGCCTCGAACCGCGCATGTCCGCGAATGCATTTCACATGAACGGCCAGCGTGAAACTACCACCGGGGAGTTCTCGCCTGGGTACTACCGGCGGCGTCTTCAGTCGGCAGCCGCGCCCTCCGGATTGACGGTTGCGCCCGGCGCTGGCGGCAACGTCGCAACTCCGTTCGGCAGCGCTTTTGCCTACAGCAACGAACAGGCTGGATTGTCCGTTGGCGGTCTCGGCAACTGCCCCATCTATAGCGGCGATGGAACGAACAAGGTCGTCTCAGTGTGCGTTTGGTTCCGGATCAATCGCGTAAACGGTTCGGGATTCCCCACAATCGTCGGCAACAGTTTTGCGAGCACATGGTGGTTGGGAGTGCGAACCTCCACCGGCGCGTACAAGGCGATCTTCCGCAACGGATCGGCACCGTATGGGCCATTCGAGTGGGGTTCCTACAGTGCCGATCTTCGAAAGGTCAACTGCGTAACCTTCATCCTTCCCTGCGACGCAAACAAGACCGCCAGCGTTTACCACAACGGCGTTCTGGCCGTGCAGAGCACGCTTACCAACGCCAGTGGGGTTGCCGGAAACGTCGATGTCTTTGCACTTTCGTCGGCCACGCCGGGAATGTTCGCCGAGATCTTCGGCTTCGCCTCGTGGACGAGGGCGCTGTATCCGGAGGAGGTCCGGGAGGTGTCGCAGGGGCCATGCGTGTTACTCGCCAAGCGGTCGCGCTTCTGGTATGCACCATTGATGGCGTATCGCGATGCGGAGTTCACCGGCGGCTCGTCTTCGGTAGCAGCAGGATTCCGCGGCGCGCCAAGAAGCGCAGTGATCGAAGGAACTGCGAGCTTCGCGGCATACCGCAGGCCGCCTGTGGCACCCGAGCGCACGCTGTTGATCAGGCCTGAGAGTCGTTGCGTTTCGCCGGGGCCGGAATTTCGCACGTTCACAGTTCGTCAGGAGAAGCGGGACATCGAGGCATGACCTTCACGAAAGACCCGAACGCGGTCCTCGACTACACAATCGACTGGACTCGCTGGCTCGCGGGCGATCAGATCGCAACGAGCGAGTGGCTGGTCCCGGCAGGGCTTACGAAGATGGCCGACTCGAAGACAGCCACGTCGGCTACGGTTTGGCTCTCCGGCGGCACGGCAGGCGAGTCATACACAGTCACCAATCGCATCACGACCGCGGCCGGACGGACGGAAGACCGCTCGTTCACCATCCGAGCGGAGGAGCGCTGATGGTGCCCCAGGCATCCGAGATGAAACTCGCTGGCGCCTGAGCAGTTCATCTTGCCGATCGCTCTCCAGCACACTCCGGTCTGACCGCAGCGCCGGTACACCGAAAGTAACGCGGGGGCTGGTTTCCCAATAACGACGCGACGACCGCAGCCGCTCAAACAACACCGCCAGACTTGATGGGCGATTCACGAACACAGATGGAGATCTTCGTCGGAAAAGCGTGCGCCGATTGTGGGCAGACAAAGGCCGCGTCCGAATACTATAGGCATCCCACCAACTCGGACCGGCTAGACAAGAAGTGCACGGAATGCCGCAAAACGGCTTCGCGCAAATGGAAAGCCGAAAACCGGGAACGATCTCGGGAGACCGACCGCCTGTGGCGAGCGGGGAATCGCGAAAAGTCGAATGCGCATTCGCGCAAATGGCGCTCAATGAATCGAGAGCGGCACCTGGAGCTGTGTCGTCAGTGGAATGCGGCCAATCGCGACAGATGTCGGGCGAATCACGCCTGCTGGAACGAGGCGAATCCCGGCAGGCTCGCGCAGTGGCACAAGCAGCGCCGGACGAAAGTCGCCCAGGGTCCGCATTTCTCCGAGGCCGAGTGGCAGGCGCTTCTCGCCGTTTACGGCTACCGGTGTGTCGCTTGTAGAGTGGAGGCACGATACACCCCGGAAGGTTTCCTGACACCGGACCACGTGATTCCGGTTTGCCTATCTGGTCCGAACACCATCGATAATATCCAGCCACTCTGTCTGGACTGCAATCGCCGAAAGAATGGGCGCATCATCGACCACCGTACCAACTGTGTGGAGTAACTGAAATGGACCATATCGGCAACATCGTCGTGCCCGAAATTGTTCCGGCGGGAGTGTTCCCGCTGGTACCGGACTACCCGCATGGATACGCCCACGGGCCGTCAGTCGCGGAACATCAGTTTGGTAGTGGAAATGCCAAAATCACCCAACGCTTCTTCCTGGGGACGGGCACGAAGCGGTTCACGGTGCGCCGCGCTTCGCTGCGCGACTCCGACCGAATCGCGCTCCGGAACTTCTTCGAGTCGAAGTACGGTGCCTACGGCGCGTTCACCTACAACGCACCCAACGACGATGGCATCGGGACGACCGCGTACACCTGCCGCTTCGCCAACGAGCCTCTGTCTTGGGAGATGGTCGCGGACCACATCTGCACCATCGGCCTGACGCTCATTGAGATCCCGGCGGCACCTCCCACCTATACCCTCAACTCCACGGTGACTCGCTTCCCGACGCAGGCGTTGAAAGACGCGCTGTTGTCGCAGGTCCAGCGGATCGTCCCGCTCGTCAAGATCCAGCCTCTCCAGAGCGGATACCCCTTGATCTACCTGTCCGACCGGCGTTGCACCATCGGCGGGCAGTTGTACCAGGCGCGGCTGCTGGAGTTTGACGGCATCCAGCAGGGCATGGGTGGCGAGTCCGACGACGCATCGTTCACTTTCGGGAACGCGGATCGCGTGATGCGCGACCTCGCGAATGATGTGGACCTTTACCGCGCGTCGATAGAATTCTCGCTGTTCCATGTTGGGCAAGGCATCAAGCTCGATCTTTGGAAGGGCGACATCGTCAACTGGTCTCTCGACGCCAGCTCGGAGTTCAAGGTCACCGCCGCCGATGGGCTGTATGAACTGAACCTGCCGTACCCAACGCGCAAGATTTCGCGGACGTGCTGGAAGCACTTCAACTCCAGTCCCTGCCCCTACTCGACGGCTGGCGCCCTCGACCTGGTTCACTTCCTGGACGCCGACGCTTCGAAGTGCGACAAGGGATACGAGACGCCGAACGGATGCCTGGCGCACGGCATGAAGCGGTACTACGGCGCGATCCTCGCGGAACCGCAGGGAGTCCGGATCAAGGACAACTCGACCGGCACATGGGGCTTCGGGCGCTCTACGATCACGAGCGTTTCGATGGTTGCGGACTCCATTTACGACCAGGTGCTGCCAGAAGCGTACACCGACTCCGACATGCCGGTGAACTGCAAGGTTGCGGCGGGCCGGGACGAGAGCGACTTCTACGAAGGGCTGGGCGTCGTTTGCGAGGGTCCGGTAACGTTCGGAAGCGGCCACAAACTCGACGGCCAGTTCCACCACGGATATCCGGGCTCCTTTGGGCTTCGCACGGTCTCCGGCGATGATCCGGCCGGAACCCAGGACTGGTTCTCGCTCGACCAGTCCGGAAACCAGACGGGCGGCGACTGGCGCAAGGTGTTCTCCGGCAACTCCACGTATAAGGACAACTTCGCCGCCGGAACCGCATTCCTCGTGCTCCGGCGCGGCGATGCGAAGGGACTCCAATTGTCCAAACCCGGCGAGCACCAGATGGAAGCCATCGTCCAGAGCGGGATGAAGGGCTGGGTCTGGACTTCTCCGGGCGTGCGCGTGTACGGTCCGCCGCTCACCAATCCCGTTTGGATCGCAATCAACATGCTGTTCCGGGCGCGCGGCTTGCGCCTTGGCTCGGGCGCGACTACGCAGCAGTTGGAGCTCGCGGAGGCGTTCTTCGACGTGCAAGCCGCCATCGACGGAGCCGCGATCTGCGATCAGCAGGCGACAAAGCTCGTTGGCACGGGCACGGAAACTCAGTTCAAGTTCCGGGGAACCGTTCAGGAGGAGAAGCCACTCCGGGACTGGATTCAAGAGGTGCTGATCAACTGCCTGGGCTTCTATACGTTCTCCTTCGGGAAGCTCAAGGTCGGCGTGCGCGTGAACTCCTCGGCGGTCGAGGCCTTCACGGAGGGGAACATCCTGTTCCGCAGTCTCAAGCTTGCCCCGCTCAAGCCGTCGTTCAATCACATCACCGCGCACTTTGCGGACGAGGATTTCGAGTTCGTCGCGAACAGCGTGGCGGTCTACGACGTGGACCACGCGCTTCTGCTGGCAGGGGGCGCGGGACCACAGTTCCTCAAGTCCAGCGTCAACCTCGCCGGGACGTTCTCGAAGTCGCAGGCCGGCAGGATCATCGCCATCCGCCTCCGCGAGGAGTTGGGCGGCATCACGGCAGCGGAGTGGAAGGCAGCGAGGAGCGTCCAGTTCCGGACCACGGTCCTCGCGCTCAACACGGAGCCGGGCATAGTGTGCTCGGTGACGCATCCGGACATGCCCGGCGGCGCGGGCGAGTTCCGCGTTACGGGCTGGCGTCTGAACAACGACTACAGCATCGACATTCAGGGCCGAACTACCACGGACTCGATGTACGATCTGGTCACCGGCCCGAAGCCCGCCGATGTGACTCCCGACGACGTGCCGGAAGAAGTTCTGATCGATACCGGAGTCCCGGGGATCGTGACCGGAACGCCCAAGCTCTCCGACTACGGCACCTTCGCCGTCGACAATATGGAGGTCCTGCCCGACGCCTCCGGCAACAGCAATATTGTGGGCGCGCAGCAGGTCGCGATGGCGCTCTACTACGTGGATGAACTCGCCGCGGATCTGTGGGCATCGCTCGACGCCGCACTCGCCAAGACCACCGATCCGGCGACGGTCGCCTGCACCGTGAATCCGGACACCACGCGCGAGTTTAAGGTGGGCGACTTCGTGGTGTTCAATGACGAGGCGAAAGACCCCGATAACAGCGGGCGGCGCTCGTTCGAATGCGCGCAGCTCGTGGGTCCGGGGAACGAAGGCGATGTGGTCCCATCCGGAAACTTCCAGTTCCAGCGGGAGTACCCCGGTGTGCCAGCCGGTCAAGCCACGTTTGGAACGCTGCGGTGCGCGCACTTGAAGGGCGTCCGCTTCCACAAGCTCGACTTCAAGATCTTCACGTACTCCGTGAAGAAGGGCTTCTTCCGGACGCCTGGCCTTCCGGCGCGCGTCGAAGCAACGCTTCCGTCGGCGTGTGTCGTGGCGGCGCTGGTGGGTGTGGCGAACCACTTCGGCTTTGGGCCATTCACCGTCTTTCCGCTCTCCCATCACAGCGAACCGTTCACGCCTGGGGACCGCACCTGCAACGGCGGCGCATACACGTTCCAGATTCCCGGCGCGCTGGCGGTGCAAGACACCGTGGCGATTCCGATGAAGGTGCAAGACGCCGCGTCCATCCGTTGCATCTACGCTTATGTCCAGCAGGGCACCACCGACGGCCAGTCGGCGTATCTGGTCAAGATCAGCCGCGACGGGGGAGCGACCTGGGAGCCGCTCGAGTACATGGGCATCGCGCAGTCGCTGCCGACCGCTTACAAGAACACCTACGACTTCATGGTGAACAACCAGGGATACGGTCTACCGGCCACGCGCCGCCTACCGTATGCCGACTACGGCATCATGTTGGCGCAGGACATCACCGGCTCCGGAACGCAGCAGACCGTTTCGACCGCATCGTACGGTGCGAATCGCCTTGGTCTGGAGGCCGGGCGGTTCGTCCACCTCGACCTCGGCGGTGCGAATGAAGAATACGTGCATTTGCTCGCCGTCGATCCGGACAACCAGACATTCGACGCGATTGTAACGGGCGACCACTTGGCCGGAGAGAACGTCCGTCCAGCGATCTGGCCAACGCCCATTTTGAACGAAGGGGACGACTTGGCGTTCGACATATTGGCCGTCGCCTCGCCGGACTCGGGGGCCGATCTGACCGTAGTGATCCAGACATGACAGCGGCCACTTCAGGACCCGGCAGAGTGGTCTTGGGCTCGGCGTGCCTCGACCTCTTGTCGTACGTTGTCAATTGCAGAGACGACTTTGCTCTTGACGTCTTCGAGGAATTCCTCCGCGTCGGCATTTCCGACACCGGTCGGGATGGGAACCCAGCGCGCGTAGATAGACTCCACCGTATTCCGGCGATCACGCGTGCTTCCTCCCCCCCTGTACTCGTACGCAGCTTGCCATTGGGGTTGTGGTTGCTCGCGCAGCCGTCTCCCGCTGAGTGCTACCAAGCTGGTACTAACTGCTGCTTTGATCTGGTCAATAGTGTCGCGCCTCTCCTCGTCGGTGATCTCGCCGTCCCAACTCGTCGGTGTTTCGAGGAAACGGGAGACCGCGACGCTGAGACTCGTGACGAGGTTGGAGGCTGGGCGCAAGGGATACCCGTCATCGAATCCTTCAGCGTAGCGTCGGGTCATCGCTTTGATGCTCTGCCATGCATACGGACTCTCTTGAGGGT